TTACCCTAGCGACCAACGCTGCTAGGGTTTTCCCTTGGGTCAGTGCATGTGACTGGCGCAATGGTAAACCCTAGGCTCACGCCAGGCTCACGCCAGGCTCACGCCAGGCTCACGCCAGGCTCACGCCAGGCTCACGCCAGGCTCACGCCAGGCTCACGCCAACGCTCGCTTGTCTGTATAGCCAAGCCAATGCCCAGGCTCACGCTAATAGCCAAGGTAATAGCCAAGGTATAAAAAACCTATATCGCGGTGGTTACGGGTCCCTGATGAAACAAAAGTCTAATTGGTTACGGGCCTCTGTAATCTTGACACCAAACCGAAATCGCATACATTGTTCATATATGAACTTTACGGAGGTGTATTCAATGCTTTTCAAGTGCTACTACTTTGAAGTTGACATTACGTGCAGTAGCATCTACATACGCCTCATGGGACGAGACTGGTTCTGGTCCCGCACCCCCTAACAACAGGCCTCTGGTACAGGCATAACAATAGGACCGAGAAACATGGCTGATCTACGTATGGTTGAACGAGTACTCGAAAAGTTTGCAGAGGTTAACCCTGATATGACCCTGCCTGCTATTCGAACGATGGTCCACACCATCCTCAACCCAGGGCTCACCCAGCGTGACCTCGAGGCTTACATGGAGCTATCCACTGCTGGCTCTTCGCGAAACGTCTCGTTCTGGGCTGAAATACGAGGCACGTCGGATCGTAGGCCCGGCCTGCAATACATCACCCGAACCGAGGACCCATCCGATAGGCGATATAGGTTGTTGCATCTGACGGCCAAGGGTAAACGGTTCGCTGATAGTTTGAAGGGGCTTTGATATGGTTAGACAGAGAGGCACGTCGTGGCAGGCTGATGCTGTCATCGGAGGGAAACGGGTGCGCAGGTCGTTCCCTTCCCTTTCTGAAGCCTCTGCTTTCGAGGCTGAACACGGTACAACCAAATCCACAATCGGGGCTGTCCTGCCTGCCTTGGCTCGAGAACTCTGGGGTGGCACAAAGGATGAGCGCAATGCTCTACGGATTGCTGACGAGCTGGTGGACAGGCTAGGCCCTGATACTGCACTAGCTGATGTCACTACCCGCACAGTTGATAGCCTGATTGATGGTCTGCGGCAGGCTGGTAACAGTCCATCCACGATCCGCACCAAAACCACCCGTCTCTCGAAACTCCTGAAGAAGGCATCGAGGGCTCACAACTTCACTTTGCCCTTCATTGAGCCACAGAAGCCCGCACAGGGGCGTTTGAGGTTTCTGCTACCTGAGGAGCAGGAATTAGTCTTTGCCCGTCTACGGGCTCCTGAGAGGCTCCTAGCCACCTTCCTCGTTGAGACAGGGGTCCGGGTGTCCGAGGCCCTACGCCTCGAGTGGCGAGAGGTGGCTCGGGATCGATCCAGCGTCACCCTGATCGACACAAAATCTGGCAGGGATCGTACAGTACCGCTCACCCGGTCTGCCCAGGCTTGCCTCGGCGAACGATCATTCAACCGGGTGTTCGATGGTCTCGAGTACCGTCCCTTCTATGACGCCTTCATACGGGCTGTCCGCGATGCTGGCATCCCTCGAGGGGATGAGGTGGTTGTTCACACCCTACGCCACACCTGCGCATCGCGGCTCGTTCAGGGTGGGCTCGGGCTGCGGCAGGTACAGGAATGGCTCGGGCATTCAGCAATCCAAACTACACTACGATACGCCCACCTTGCACCCGATAGTCTGAAGGCAGGCCTCGAGGCCCTAGAACGTATGAGAAACTGATGTGACATGTGTGACGGCACATGTGTCACACAATAGCCTACCCTGCCGATATAGGTCTCTGCTAAGTGCCTGATTTGCGATGGTGGGGGAAGTAGGACTCGAACCTACGAAGCATTACGCAGCGGATTTACAGTCCGCCCTAACCTACAGATGAGTAAGGAACTTCTCCTTCTCCTGCAATTATTTTTAAAAAAAGTTGGGTGAAGGGGTTGCCAAACTGTAGGGATTGAACTATCTCTTAGTCATGGCGGAAACGCTAGCTGTTTGACAATCGAATAAGAGAACGGGTCCCCGGTGCCAAAAGCCCCGCCCCGTTGGTCGGAAGGTAAAGCCCCTTCCCTGATGATGGACAGGCATGTCCGAAACCAACCCTTCCCTAAATGGAGTAACTACTATGATTGAAGGCTTTGACGACATCCACCCGCTGGACCTGCCACCCATTGCACGGAGGTAGACATGGATGAGCGCACACTCTGGAGGGTCTGGGTAACAGCGTTCCTCCTATCCCTAACTGTAGTCGCTGTAATGGAGAACCTAGCATGAGCTACCACACAGATGACGGTGAGCTGGTGAACTACAACCCGGACCTGCTGGAGCCCCTACCGATCTACATCCGAAAGCTAGCTCAGCGGATCGTGGATGTTCGGTGGGACAGCAACGGAGAGGCAGACACCCGTCTGCTCCAGCGTCACCTCGAGCAGGCCATCGAGGACATGCACCGAGGGGTCAAGTTTCACGTCAAGTTCTAGAAGCGACAGCGGTGGTTACGGGTGCCTGAAACCGTTTTTGCGACGGGAAAAAACAGGCCTAACCTCATGAATACAAAAGGCTTACTGCCCTGAACTTCCCGGAAAACCTTCGTCTAGGGGAGAGACAATCCATCTCTCACCCTTTCTCCACTCATTTCAAGCTGAGGAGAACACAGTGTTAACACAGTCAAACATAGAGCTTACGGCCTATGCTGACGCCGAGCGTAGGCGGGATGAGGAACTCCAGCGGTTCCAATCCCGTCTCGCTTGGTCTGACAGTACCCAGGGCCGTATGTATACGAGATCGTATACCGAGCGTCTGCTGCCTACCCTGAGTGAATGGTTAGGTAAACGAGCGAAGGGGGACCGCCCCACCACTGGCAAGTATGCAAATGTAAGAACTGAGGTAAAAAAGACAGGTCTACAGGTAGACACCCTCGCTTACCTTATGTCTAAGGGTCTATTCAATCGTCTGGTACTGGGCCACTCCACCGAACTGAAGACTACATCCGTGGCCCTTCACGTAGGTGAACTCATACACGATGAGTGGAGACTGTCTTGGTTCAGGGATAAACGGGAGTACACCCGGTTATACAAGAGGATCAAGAAGGACCTACTGAAGAAGGGTACACCCCGGCATACGATGAGGCGTACCTTTAGGCTCTACTTTGATAAACATCTCATTGACTGGTCTCGATGGGACAAGGGTATGAAGATCAAAGTAGGTGGAGCCCTGTTGTCTATGATGTCTGAGGCTACTGGTCTGTTCCAGATCAAAACCATTTCGACAATGGTTAACGGTAAGCCTAGACATGAGAGTAAGATCATTGTCTCAGAGGAAGCGACAGTGTACGCACGTCATCACTTCGAGACACGGGTGAAGGACTTCCAGGTCTACCCGGTTATGGTCGAACGTCCACTAGACTGGACACCTCGTCACCTCTTTAGGGGATCGTATTACGATACCAAGTTGATCCGCCGTTACCCTCTGATCAAGAGGTCTACGATGGCTCACATAGACGAGTATGCTAACCGGGGTTGGGACGACATCCTCACCTCTGTTAACGCTATCCAGTCTACACCCTTCCGTCTGAACCCCATCGTCTTGTCTGTCTTGCAGGACCTGATGGATACATACGGTGGGGATATTGCTGGTCTACCTCCTAGTCAGGACCTGCCTGTTCCTCCGCTACCGCCTCGGTATCATGAGGACAAGGTGGTTAAGGCCAAGCATAACGCGTATGTCTACGAGAATGTCCATATCCCAAACAGGATGAATATAGGTAAGCGCTTACAGGTCTACACCATGCTTACAGTAGCAAGGGACCTCATCAATCAGCCTACCCTATACTTCCCCTGTGACATGGACCACCGTGGACGTATCTACAACAAGCCTGCGTTCCTGCACACACAGGGACCTGACTGGATGAAGGCATGTCTCGAGTTCGCCAATCCCTCCCCTATTGAGGACGCTGCTGCTGAGAGGTGGCTTGCCGTTGCCGGTGCTAACGCTGCCGGTAAGGACAAGATCAGCCTTGAGGCACGGCATCAGTGGGTGAAGGATAACGAAGAGCTGATCCTGTCTGTTGCTGCCAACCCAAGGGATGACCTGAGGTGGACATCAATGGACGAGCCATTCACCTTTCTTCGCTTCTGCCTCGAGTGGTCAGAGTACAAGAAGGTTGGTTACGGATTTCTGTCTCACATGCCTGTCCAACTGGATGCTACCTGTTCAGGGCTCCAGCACTACTCTGGTATGCTGAGGGACGATATAGGTGGACGCTCAGTTAACCTCGTGCCAGGCCTGCCTCGTCAGGACATCTACGCCGATGTCGCTGCACGGGCTACAGAGCGTCTCCGCCGGATCGTCGAGGAGGAGACAGAGGATAGCTACCAAGCCCAACGCTGGTTGGACTTCGGGTTAGACCGAAAGATAACCAAACGTCAGGTCATGGTGGTGCCATACGCTGCTACCCAGCGTTCGTGCTTCGAGTACACCCAGCAGGCCGCTGAAGAGAAGGTGGCATCTGGTGTAGTCGCCCCTTGGGACACCGAGGGTGAGCGGGCCGACGTTGAAAAAAATAAGCGTATGGCTGTGAAGCTCCTGTCCAACGTCATCTGGGCCTCGATCGAGGACGTGGTGCTGAAAGGCAGGGAGGCGATGGAGTGGCTACGGACTGCCGGTTCTCAGTACGCCCAGTACCGGAACAAGCAGGACCCAGCATCCACCGCTGACTTGAAGGCCCTTCGGTGGACAACACCGGATGGTTTTACCGTCATCCACAAGGAAGTGTCGTCGGAAGAGAAGATGATAGAGACCGTCCTCGATGGTCGTATCCAGCTCAAGTTCCGACATGACACGGAGAAGCTCGACGCACGTTCGATGGGTACTGCCATCGCGCCGAACTTCGTTCACAGTCTCGATGCCACCCAGCTCAGGATGTCTGTCCTGAAGGGGCTGGCCAATGGGATCACGGACTTCGCGATGATCCATGACAGCTTCGGTACCCATGCTGGCAAGATGACCACCTTCCTCGAGAAGTGCATCAAGCCTGCCTTCATCGAACTGTATCAAGACTACGACCCTCTGGCTGACCTACGGGCCAGCTTCCCAGAAGACCTCGAGCTGCCGCCTCTCCCTAACAAGGGAACGCTGGACCTGAATGCGGTCCAACAGAGCGAGTTCTTCTTTTCGTAAATCCTTCCCTAACTGGAGTGTCTACCATGTATACCATCTCTGACCTCGAGCAGGCGTTCAACCCTACCCTCGACCTCTCCACTCAGCAGGTCATCGACGCTGTCCGTGACAGCATTGAGGCATGCTTGGTGATCGAGGACCTCGACGTCTTCGAGGAGAAGATCAAGACCCTCGAGCAGCCCCAGTTAGAGGAGTACCTCCAAGACCTGTGGGATGAGATTTAATCAATCCCTCCCCAACACCATCCCCTACACGAGAAAGACAAACCACATGGCAAAACGTGAAGTAGTAAAGTTCCGCACCGCTGCTGGAACCGCAAAGTACCCCAAGCTCGACCGAGCCTACTCTTGGTCTAACGCCGAGAACCGCTCCGTCCCTGACCCGGATGGACAGTTCGAGCTCACCGTCTCGTACACCCCTGAAGACGCCAAGCCTATTGAGGCTGCCGTCAAGCAGGCCATCAAGCTAGCCGGTGTCGAGCCAAAGAACCTCCCGTTCAAACGCAACGAGGAGACCGGCATGATCGAGGTGAAGTTCAAAGCGTATGGTACTCGTCGAGACGGTTCGCCCAATCGCGTACCCCAAGTAGACAGTGCCGTTAACCCTCTTCCTGCCGACTTCAAACTGACCTCCGGCTCCGTCGTGAAGGTGTCGGGCTGGATCAGTGTCGCCAAGCTCGGGTGCCGCCTGAACATGGATGGCGTCCAAGTCCTCAAGTACATCCCATACGAGGCTAAGACCCAGTTCGAACCTGAGAACGATGGGTTCGTGATGGAGGCTTCCGCTGAAGCTCCGGCATTCGAAGACGAGGGGTCCGATGACACACCTCTCGACTTCTAGTCACTACAGCGTTCGCAACGAGGCCGGGTTTCGATCCGGCCTTGAGCAAAAAATAGCGGAGGAACTCGAGAGCCTGGGTATCCAATATAGGTATGAGATGGACGTACTTAACTATGTACAACCTGCTCGTGCTGCCAAGTACCACCCCGACTTTCTACTTCCGAACGGTATCGTGATCGAGGCGAAGGGCCGGTTCCTGACAAAGGACCGACAGAAGCAGCTCTTCGTGAAGAAGCAGCATCCCTTGATTGATGTTCGCTTCGTGTTCAGCCGAGCTGCTACCCGCATCTCAAAGCAATCCAGAACATCCTACGCAATGTGGTGTGATCGGTATGGGTTTCCATACGCCGATCTATCCATACCGCCTGAGTGGCTGGACGCGCCTGTGAACACTGCAAGCCTCGAGGCTATCGAAGCCGCCCGCATGAAACCCAACCTAGAGGACTTCTGATGAAAGACCGTGAGAGCGAGTTCGTCAGGCATATGGCCTGCCCCTCGTGTGGGTCGAGTGATGGCAACTCGCTCTACACGGATGGGCATACCTATTGCTTCGTCTGCCACGTACGCACGAGAGGAGATGGAATGGATGACCAAACGACGGAACCCGGTAGCCCGGAAGCTGCGTACGCCGCAATTCAGACAAAGGAAGCTCGAAAGCAAAAAGGACTACTCGAGGTCAAAGGAGAAACAATCGACCTACAGGATCGTAAGCTCCGAGCGGACACCCTCCGGCTCTTCGGCTACCGAGTAATCGGAGACAAGCACGGTGCCTACTACATGGACGCCCAGCGCAACCCCGTCGCCGTCAAGGTAAGGGGTGCTGACAAATCGTTCACTTGGAAAGGAGACCCTAGTGCTGCCCTGCCTCTCTACGGCCAATGGCTGTGGGGCGACGGGAAGATGGTGGTGGTGACTGAAGGTGAGATCGATTGCCTGACAGTTAGCCAACTCCAGAGCAACAAGTGGCCGACCGTATCCGTACCCAACGGTGCTGCCGGTGCTGCTAGGTCAGTCAAGAAGGCCCTCGATTGGCTTGAGGGGTTCGAGAAGGTTGTCTTCATGTTCGACGAGGATGAACCAGGTCGAGCCGCTGCTAAAGAGTGTGCGGAACTCCTGAGCCCAGGACGGGCATACATTGCATCGCTACCTTGTAAGGACCCTAACGATTGCTTGGTTAAGGGACAAGGCGATGCAGTCATCAACGCAATCTGGAGAGCCAAGGCCTACCGGCCAGACGGCATCCTGAACGGTGACGACCTGTGGGACCTTGTGTCTACCCCGCAGGACAACTCGTCTATCCCGTATCCATGGGATGGCCTCAACGCCAAGACCCACGGCATACGACATAGCGAGCTGGTTACCTTCACGGCAGGCAGCGGTATAGGTAAGTCCGCTGTCATTCGAGAGATCGCCTACAACCTCGTCAACACTGGTGAGAAGGTGGGGATGATCATGCTCGAGGAGAGTATCCGTACCACTGCCCTCTCACTGATGGGCCTGCACCTGAACAGGCGCTTGCACATCGATGCGACTGATGTGGACGGGGATCAGCTCAGGGAGGCCTACAACGCCACCTTGGGTACCGGACGGGTGTACCTCTACGACCACTTCGGTTCTACCGACGTGGACAACCTGTTGAGCCGCATTCGCTACATGGCGAAGGCCCTCGACTGCAAGACCATCTTCCTCGACCACCTATCTATCGTGGTCTCAGGGATGGACGGTGATGGCGACGAGCGTCGGCTCATCGACCGCACCATGACGATGCTCAGAACCCTTGTTCAGGAGACTGGCATCGCCCTCATCATCGTCTCTCACCTCCGCAGGCCGGAGGGTAAGGGCCATGAAGAAGGAGCGCATACGAGCCTCTCACAGCTCCGGGGTAGCCATGCAATCGCACAGCTCTCGGACATTGTGGTTGGCCTCGAGCGCAACCAGCAAGGTGATAATCCGAACGAGACCGTCATGCGTGTTCTGAAGAACCGCTTCTCCGGTGAGACCGGCGAGGCAGGCTCTTTGTTTTACGATGGCGATACAGGTCGGCTCACCAACACGTTCACGAAAGCACACCCACAACCAACCGAGGAGATACCGTTTTGAGTCACGACCTACTGTTCACA